ACCTGTCAGGGTGGCCGAGAAGGTCGTGTGGTGTCTGCCTCCGGCCTGGAGCGCGATCGTGATGATGGTCCCGGCCTTGAGGAAGGTGTTCACGCTGGTGTCGATCGTGATCTGCACGTCACCTGTCAGGCCACCGGAGATGATCGAGGCCGGAGTCCCGGTGAACTCCTCGGCCAGCTCGAAGAACACCGCATCCCCGATCGCTGCCGTGACTCCCGCATCGACTACCGGCAGGAACGATCCGTCGCCACCACCCGAAGCGATCGAGCGAGTTCCCAGGCCACCAGTCTTGGAATCCCCGAACAGGATCACGTCGTCGTTGTCGAGCACGGTGATGCTGGAGTCCATGGTGATGACGGTCGCCGCGCCACCGTAGTTGACCGAGGCTCCGTTGAAGTCGGTGTTGGCATCGTCGGTGTCGATGTCACCATTGGTCGTACCCAGCGAGGCCAAGATCCAGCCACCGAGCTTCTCAGGCAAGCCCTGGCGGAAGCGGATCTTGTCGCTGTCCTTGTATCTGCCCTTGGTGCCACGGTCGGTCGGCTCAGTGAGCACACCGATCGGGATGGGCAGTTCAACTGTTGGCATTCTGGTCATGTCAATTCACCGAGTACTGCACCATGAAGTCGCTCTCCACATCAAAATCCTGACTAGCGGTGAACACTGTGCCCGGTGAGCCCACGTCGGTGGGATCAGCCGAGAAGAACTGCATGTCCCGACCAGTGCCAGCCGGGACCGTCATGTAGCACTCGATCGCAGTCGTTTTGTTATCGACTATCGTGACCGGGAACTGCACGGTCGGCCCTGCGGTGTATTGAATTTCGGCAGGTAAGCCGCCGAGATCATCTGTTCGTAGTATGCGAGTGTTGGGGATGATCGCTAGAAAACTGAGCACTGGAATGACGATCGACGCATACGGGCCTTGTCTGGTGTAGTGAGCGTTGAACATCGTAACTCCAAGGTCACCGACCAACTGGACCGGCAACTGCCTCCAGTCGAACGCTCCAACGATCCCATCGTTGTGCCCGAGGGTATGCAACTGGTTGTTGATCCCATCGCAGTACAGGATCGTCGGCGTCTGATCCGCAGTCAGCTCTATGGGGAAGATGCTGCCCGGTGTCGTGTAGATGATGTTACTCGGTGGGCTGGTCAGGTTCCCCACGACGTAGATCTTCGAGAGCAGCGGGAAGGTGACCGTGCGCGTACCACCTGGACTGCCGGTGAAGCGCAAGTGCATCGGTCGCTGATTGTCAGTCAGGCCATTCTGCGGCGCGAGCGTGACATCACCCAGGCTGATCGGGATGTTCACGAACCCAGCCACAGCCTCATCCACCAGATCAGAGACCGCCGAGTTCCAGATCGTCCCCCACTGGTTGATGTTCCCCAGGTCAGTTTGCAGGACCCAACGAAGCAGCGCTGTGAATGTGTCAGCCATCAGACAATCCCGCTCTTTGGATACAGCGTGGAGATGTTGTACATCCACGCTCGATCCGAGGTGTTGGTGAAAGTGGTGCCATCGATCTGGCGAATGCTCCAGGTTGTTGCCGATGCGTCAGTGATTCTGAGCACCGCAGGTGTGTAGACCCAGCCGCCTCCGGTGTCCTCCCAGAACGACACCGGGATGTACTGCGGCTCAGCCGGTCGGATGTCAGTCGGGATGACTCCTGCGGAGATCACCAGATCCATGTTCACCGAATTGAAGTTCACGTCATTGACCGTGGCGATGTTGATGTAGACGAACTCACCCACCTCCAGATGCTCGACAGCCGCTGTGGTGCCAGCTCCACCATTGGCCGCAGGGATGTTGAACGTGAACGAATCGTTCGGGTCCTGCGGATCTCTGATGAAGTTCGGCTGGTCACCAGTGTCCTGATCGATCGTCAGTATCTGCGGGATGCCGCCCGGTGAATTGAACAACGTGGTGTTCTGCCCTCGATCGACGACCTGGATCGCTCCACCAAAACGCATGAAAACCCCCTCATCGGTTTCATTGAGGATGAAGTACAACTTTGTTACGTTCGGAGCATCGATGATTCTGACGAACGGAGGGGTGCCGATGACACGGAGGATCATCGCTCGTGCCTCGTCCACTCCTCCGTTGGCTACGGTCAGCACCACATCGGCAGCAGTCACATCGACCGTAGTGACGCCAGCCACTCCAGATTCCAACAGCGCAGTCATGTCGTCGTTGAGCAGCGGTCCCCAGGTATCTTCGTTCGCCCCGACCTCTGGCTTGCGCAGTCTCAAGCTGCCTGTGAATGTATCGACCATTAGTTCTCTGCCACGTTGTATTGCAAGAAGGTCTGCTGAATCCGTATCGTCGATGGATTCGTCCACGCCGATCCAGCAAGCGTGGCCGCAGGAAAGAACTCGATCCGATTGGCAGTGAACACTGCATACGCATCCATCACACCGTTGGCTTCCACACTGTCCTCGATGAAAAGCTGGAAGCTCTGCGGTCGTTCCGGTGGAGTCGGGAATGCTCCAGTGATAACGCGAGTGGTGGCAGTCACGGTCGCTGTGAAGTCATCCCAGCCGATCGCAAACGTGCTGCCCTCGAACGACCAGTTGACCTGGAGCGTGACGCCACCTGAGTTCTCGACCGTGCCAGTGGCGTTGTTCATGAGCCCGACGAACGGCAAGACATGGAACCTGCCGGTTGCTTCCAGCAAGAACGCCTGATTCAGCGTCTCATCGATCGTGACCCAGCGCTGCGTTTGAGGTGGCAAGCTCACGCCAACCCCGCCCTGTGGCTTGATGCTGAGAGTCTGCGGAGTGTTGTTGTTCACGGCATAGAGCTTCTGTCGGGATGGCACGTTCACCGTGAAGATCCCGGCTAACGGGAAGTTGAAGAAATGGATCAGCATGGGCCGCGATTCATTGGAGACGCCTGGATCATCGTTGAGCGTGTAGTCGCTGAGGCCGGTCACGTCTTTGACAAAAGCTCCGGCGACCGCTTCATCGCACAGATCGATGAACTGGTCGTTATGAGTGTCCCCCCAGATGTTGGGGTTCTCACCAGGGTCTTGCTTGAGGAGCTGTAAGCTGTCAGTAAATAGTGCCATTACGGTCTGTCATCCACGGTTCGGGCTGCGTTGGCAATCGGAGAGTAGTCGGAACGGATCAGGTCGCGCAGCTCCATGCGTCTCGTCGGCAGCTTCTCGCTGTAGAACGCCTTCCACTTGTCCACGTCGTACTGGTCCGACTTGGTGTACTGCTCTGCTTCGATCATGCAGGCATCGAGCAGGATGTCGCCCTGCTGATCCCCGAGCCAGGTGTTCTGGTTGGCCACAGCCAGGGCATCGGGCTGGCTGATCTCGCGCAGCACCACCGGGTACGCCTGGTCAGGAGCTGGCGACAAGAAGTAGTCGGTCTCGTTCAGCTCCGCGTAGTACTTCGGCTGCGCGGTGGTGGCCACGGTCGGCTCGTAGTCGATGCAGTACTCGTAGGTGCGTCGTTCGAGGTAGGTGCGGATGCCACCAGCCACCGGAGTGATGTGGATCGAGCGGGTGCCCTGCCAGGTCGCAGGCTTGATGGTCTGCTCGTTCTGGTTGATCGTCAGCACGATGCCGGTGCGCACCCGATTGAAGATCTCCAGGTTGAAGTCCGTGTACACACGAGTCTCACCCATGGCCACGATGTCGGGCAGAGCAGCGATCAGCTCAGCGCTGTCGTCCTCCAACCACGTCTGGATCGCAGCGATGAGTTCGTTGTAAGTAAAAGCTGTGCTTGAAGGCATTAGACTTCATCTCCCATAGCGATTCCCCTCCAGTCACTGAGACTGTTGCCAGCCGGGATTGGCTCATTTTGCCAGGTGATCCCATTGGTACTGCTGATAAGGAGTTGCCCACTGTCGGAGCAAGCGATGAACTTGTTCAGCACCGACGACCACTCCACATCTTCAGGGGTTGAGAAGGATTGCTGGCTCCAATTCACGCCACCATCTTGACTGATGTAGAGCCCCTCGTCGCCAACCAGGACCAACACATCCAGAGTGGGGGAATAAGCCATGTTGCAACTATCCCCAGCCCAGCCTCCACCGAGATCAGCGGCGTTGATGTTCAGTGACCAGCCGCTGGCTCCGGTGGTGCTGACGTTGCACTGACCTCCGGTCTCGCACACCACGAAGCGACTGCGCGTCGTGTCGTATTCGCAAGCAACACATGTGCTGAGCGCATGTACGCCGGTAGGCGCGGCCCAGGTGAGCCCATCGGTGCTGTGCAGGACATTGCCGGTCGGCGCGGTGAGCCCGTTGCGGCCAACCGTGATGACATTGGTGCCGGTCGGAGCGGCCACGACATCGTGGACGATGGTGCCATCTGGAGTGGTGCGAGTCGTCCAGGTGAGGCCATCGCTGCTGGTCCCTATCATGATCGTGCCAGCGTCACTCGCGCCTTTGATGAACAGGCTCAAGGTAGAGGCCCAAGCAACCGTGACCCACGGGGCTGCGTTTGCCCGTGTCTGCCCAGTCCAGGTGATCCCATCAGGACTGGTGAACACCACGTCAGAAGGAGAGACCGCCGCAAACAGTTGCAATGTCGGTGACCAGGCAACATCTCGAAACCCAGCAGTGCTGGTCGTGTCGTTCTCATCCCAGTCCTGCCCGTTGAGCGACACGTTCGCATTGTTCGGGCCGGTCCCAGACTCGACCATCACAATCGTTTGCTGAACGATGTCGGACGGTCGTCGGGCGAAGGTCACATCTCTCCACTGTGGTGGTGAAGGTGTGACATCCGGTATGGTTCCGCCTGTCCAGGTGCTGCCGTTGCCACTGGTCATGACACAATCCGGCTGCTGACTCGGTTTGATCACAACCCACAGCCCCAACGGGATGCTGTAGGTGAGCGCTTCATAGACGCCAGTATCGTATGGCACCGCGAGCGTATTGACGCTCCAGTTCTCTCCATCCGAGCTGCTGACGTGGCCGACCGAGCCATTGCCGCTCCCGGCGAACACTCCAGCGCCCCACTGCATGTCAGTGATGCCTTGCAACCAGCCATTCGGCACCGGCACCAGGGTCCAGTTGATGGCATCGTCACTGAACATGTTTTCGTTATTGCCTCGGTTAGAGGTGACTAACCGTCCACCGGAGCTGACGCCGAGACCATCAGTGATACCGCTGGCAGGCGTGGATCGCTCCGTCCAGACGAGGCCATCTGGACTGGTCATGATTCGATCGGCAGTCGAGCCACTAGCGACAAAAAATCCGCTGGTAGCATCGTATTCCATGCCACTCCAGGCCGCGTTATCTGCCCCTGCTGGAGTCGTCGTGAATGCCCAGATCTTCCCATCTGAGCTGATCATGACCTTGTTGCCATTGGTGTTGGAGTTGGCACTGATGGCGGCAAACAGGCCGATGTCAGACGACCACGCCACGGCATTCCAGCCACTGCCGCCTGGTGTCGAGAGCGCCGGGTTCCAGCTTGCGCCACCGTCATCGCTGAAGTACACCGTGACTCCGTTGATTGCAACGCCAGCGAGGACGACGATCCTGCCTGCCCCCAAATCACCGACATCGGGTGACCAGATCACCGAACTCCAGCCTCCATCGACAATCTGCCTGACATCCCAAGTGAACCCATCGTCACTCGTCATGACTCGTTTGCCCGTACCAAGACTGACAGCGACAGCCACGAAGATGTCCACAGCCACGCCGAAGGACACTATGTTCGATGGCTCGCTCTCGATACCGGCCTCATCCTTCGAGACCACAAAGTACGAGTAGGTGTGGTCGTCGGTGTTCACCGTGGTGTCGCTGAACACCGTTGTCGGCTCGAACACCTCGGCAATCAGGACGAACGGTTGAGCGTCCTCCGAGCGAAAGATCTCGGTGACGAAGATCGGCAGGACTCCAGCCGCACCATCCACCCAGGAGAGATCGATCTGAAACTCAGTGACCTCGACAGCATCGAGCACGGCTGCTTCAGGTGGATCACCGAGGCACTCGATGTTGGATGGCCCGACTCCAGTCTGCGGTGAGCCACCCGTGGCCTCGCCCACCAGGACCGAGACCGCATCGACTCGGTAGCAGTAGAAGTTGGTGCTGAAGTCAACCGCTGTATCGGAGAACTCAAGCGGATGCACCTCATCGAACGGTGGCTCTGGATCTCGAACTACCGGCAGGGTGTCGAGCAGGACGAAGGAATCAGCGAAGTTGGAAGCTGACGGAAGGACGTTGGTGCTCTTGAAAACACGGTACTCCTCGATCTGGTTGACCGGGGATTCAGCTTCTGTCCATGTCAGATCCGATGATGCCATTACGGGGTGAGGACTCCCGTAAGGACTGGCGAGGTCGTTCCCTGCTCCCTTTCAGGTGCTGGCCTGAACAACACAATCGGATCGGTGACCGATGGCAGTGACTCCTGCGGATGCTTCGGCTCGTACCAGGCCGGATCGACGACCAGATTCGGGTAGTAGCCATCGGACACCATGTCCTTCAGCAGCATCTTCCTGCCGGATCGTGCGCACTCCCCGAGCGCGTTCGCGCCCTTGGCGTAGCCGAACTTGCCTCGTGCTCCCATCAGCGTCTCCCGCGCATTCCGCGACTACGTGGTGAGTCAGGCGGAATCTCCTCAGTCGGTTGTCGTGCCGTGACTCGATTCCTGGCCAGTCGGTTGCTGACGTTGGTTGCTGTTGAAGGAGGCGGCAGTGGCGTGGACTGACCAGGAATCTGCTCCTCTGTGGCAATGGCTGACTGGTCGAACACTGGCTCGTCGCGCTGCTCGTAGCCAGGTCCCTGTTGGATCGGCGGCTGCGTCGGTGCCGGTGGAGCTGTCGTTCGTCGGCGCTGCTCCTCGGCCCGTTGCATGTGCTCACGGAAGTCTGGTGCGATCTGGACTTGACCGGCACCAGTCGGATCACGCTCACCGATAGCGACTCCTGCACTGCCCATGTCCCGGAAGCCACCAGTCTCCCGGCGCTCGCCCGAGAGTTCCCCGGCTGGCTGCTCCGAGATGGTCGGCTGCGCACGTCGCTTCTTGATCTGTTTCTGCGCTGCGCCGTACACCTTCGACAATGCACCACCAGCACCCTTGAAGGCGTTCGATCGATTGTTCAAGTTCTGTCGGCTGGCCATCAGAGCGTTCCTCCCATCCCTCCGCCTATCCCTCTGCCCCTCAGCCCACGGCTACGTGGCGAGCGACGACCGAGCGCTCCAGTTCGTTTCGGTGGTGTTGCGTCTGCGCCTCCTCTCTTGGCCAGGGCTGCGTTTCGGGCTCGACCCATGAACCCGCGCCTCCCTCCTCCTGCTGCTGGCCCTCCCTGCTTCGCCTGGGCTGCTTGTCGGGCTCGATTCATCATCCCAGGAATCTTGCCCATAAACCCACCACGACCTTTGAAGCCTCCCCAGATGCCCCTCCTGCCGCCACCGGGTTCAACAGCGGGCTTGGCCCTGGCCTCGCCCATCTTCCTGGCTTGCTCTTTCTCTTTCCAGGCTCGCTCCTCTATTTTCCAGGGTGCCTCAGCAGCTTCCGCTGGCGGCATCGCTCGCCCCGTGTTAGCAGCCATCCGGCTCATGGCCCGATCGATCCCAGCTTGACCACCAGTGATACCGGCCAACTGCTGTCGAGGCGTCTCGCCCCTGGCCCACGCCTGCTTCTGCTCAGCAGACCACTGGCCACTCTCATCCTTTCGCATCCGTGGACCAAACGGGTTCTGTAGATCCTTCTGCTCCTGCTGCCACCGCTTCCTCCGCTCAGGAGTCCACTTGCTTTCCCACTCCTTCTTGAGTGGACCACCACCATTGATCGCGCCCTCCATGCTTTTGCCTTCGAGCCCCGAGTCGAACTTCTCTGCACCAGGACGACCAGCGTTCGGGTTGGCCTTGCGGCCCAGCATCGCTATCTGCTCTGCCTCTGGCCTCATGGCCAACTGCCGCTCTCGTGCCATCGCTTCGGCCCGGTTGTAGCCGGTGCCACCAGGCGTGGTGTGACGGACGATCTGCTCCTGGGTGCCGCGACCTACGCCGGTCTGCTGCGCCTGGGCGATGCGTCGTTGCGCTGCGCTGGTGCGATCGATACCTTTGCTGGACTTCTGCTGGGCTCGCCACTCCGTCATCTTCGGGTTGACGAGGTTCGCCGGTCCTCCATAGGCACCACCGAGCGGCCCACCTCCGTAGCCGTACATGTAACCTCGTCGCCCACTTAGATTTTGTCTGCTGGCCATCTAGCGTCTCCCATAGAACCTGTCGTAGTTGACCGAGATCACCAGCGGTGCTGAGTCTCGATCCTCGTCCTTGGCCTCCGCGAAACACACTTCGGCCTCTCCTCGCAGTGCCATGTAGCGTTCAGGCTTGAACTTCTGCGAGATCCGCGCAGCCAGCTCACATACGAACGCCTCCTGGAATCGGAACGGGATGTCGAGGGTGTTCTGCGCCACGCCACCGTCCTCGATCTGGAAGTACACGTCGCTGATGATCTGGTCGGTGGTGTTTTCACCAGCCAGCCAGAAGAACATCTGGATCGGCACCGAGTCGCCAGGGGTATCCCGGCGACGGTCGATGAAGTACCTGTCCGGTCGCCCGACTAGATCCTTGTCATGCAGGAGCGTGTAGTCCTCACGCGAGATGGGATACATCTGCGTGTCCACACCGTTGCGCCGGAGCACGACCATCTGCACGTCGATCGCGCCTTCCGGCAGGTTGAACACGTTCTCCCCGACCGTGGCGATCGTGTGGACATTCTGACTGAAGGTCCACTGTCTAAAGCCGAGATTTGACCACCTGGAAAGGATGAAGCCCACTGAGCGCCGGATCGATACGATGTGATCGCCTTCGATCGCCTTCGGATCTAACCCTGCTCGCTCAGCAGCTTCCTCCGTAAAAGCGGCCAGATTCGGGTCAGTTAAAAACGTCCCCGTTGTGGCCATTGCTTATCTCCCGGTGTGTCCGCTCTGGACGATCTCCATGATCACTGGATCGACTGTGAACACCTGATTCGATTGCAGTCGGATCGCTCGCACAGGGAACGCGAGGTTCCCGGTAGCGTCTGCGACGACAGTCACCAGCGTGTCGTGATCCTGCACATTCGCGGTCGGGAAGATCAATCCGAACTCACTGCCGAACCATGAGTTGACAGTGGGCTGTGGATCATTCCCCCGAGGCGAAAGCAAGTTCGACAAGGTGACCTGCACATCGAATGAAGGCGTCAGCGCCCCACTGAACACCATGCTCAGAGCTACCTTGAAGTCTGAGATGAGGTAGTCCAGCGGGAACCAGTCGGTCTGCACGATGGTAGCCGTGCCGACTGAGATCGCGCCTGCGCTGTCGTCATCGATCAGGATCTCGGTCACGGTCGAGAAGCCCTGCACCGTGGTCGCTAATGCCGCAGCACCAGCCACCGCTTCGACGCGGGTGTTCCCCTTCCGTGATGTTCCCCGAACGATGAACGTCCTGGCCGACTCGTCCGCTGCAAAGGTGAACACCACCTGACGGTGCTCATCCATCGTCGCCACACCACCCGAGGCGAACAGCCCGGTGATGGTCAACGCCTGGATGCCACCAGCAGCCGGAGTCTGAGCGAGCGATACAGCGTCAATGTCAGCAACGGCATACGGGAAGATTCTTAATACATTCGGTCTCATGAGACCTTCTCCCGATTAGCCTGTGAAGTTGACTCCGTAACCTTCCTTGGTCAGATCCGAAGCGACATAGAGCAGGATGTAGTCCGCAGCTCCATCCGGCAGGTTGCCTGGGCTGTAAGTGCCCCGAGCATCACCTGTCGTTGCGGTCGGTGGACTGGTCTCGTCGGCCACGGTGAACGTGCCACCCTCTGCCGCACCCGCGCCATCGAAGGCGTGAAGTACGTCGTAGGCATTGACCAGTTGGCCTTCCAACCCCAGCTCGACGTTGGCCAGCGTGATGCTGGTGCCGACTGTGAGGTTACCGGCCATGACCACATCGAGGTTGATGTTGGTGATCGCGGAGAATGCCGAAGCACCCGCCACCTCGGTCAAGCCGTTAAGCGTCAGCGCCTCGACCAGCAGGTTCCCCACCGTGTCCCGACCAGTGATGGTCACGACCTGGGTTCCGTCACCCGCATTGGTTGAGTCGATGACGACGTTGCGTGGCGTGGCGAGGATGCCCACTCCAGCGACAGCGAATGCGCCATCGATGACGAGATCCCCGAGCGCACCAGCCGCTCCTGAGCCAGCCGCTGTGATCAGTCCGTCAACGTCTCCGGCCTCGACATCGATGAGTTCGAGTCGGGTCAGGATGGCCATGGACATGCCACGGTTCGATTGGTTGATGCCGAAGCCTACCGGCGCACCGATAAAGATTTCTTCAGCGTGTGTGATTGTATGTCTACTCATGATGAACAGCTCCAGTTGAGCAGGTGCATCCAGCACCGTTCGTTAAAGTGAATGGTCCCGTACCAGCGAACCGGCACGGGACCACCTGTCACATCAGGTCGTTAAACCTGGATGTTAGCTTCCGCCTCCCGGCGAACCGTAAGCACCGCGCCAGTCAGAGAACCCGAAGCTGTAACGCTCTCGGGCCTTGTACCGGAGGTTCCCGGTCTCGAAGTCGCCTTCGATACCACGGGACACTTTCTTACGAACGAAGTGCTTGAGCCCATCGGGTACGTCGGTCTTGAGCGTCCACTGATCAGGATCAGTGAGACGATGGTTCACGCAGAACCCATCTCCGACTGTGCCGAGGGTGTAGATCGCACTGATGTCGTTATCCCCAGTGTTCGTGCGATAGGGAGACATCAAGATCCGCGTAGCCACGAACTGAAGTTCAGTCGGAACAATCAGCTTTGTGATCTGCGCTGCAATCGGGATGCCTCTATCGTCATCGAACTCGGAGATGTCGATAGCAGCTTGCTCCAGGCTCGCCTCTGCGAGATCGGCAGGAGTCGCCAGCGTGTTGGACTGGACACCTCCACCGAACTGCGGGTGCGCAGCCGAGAACAGTGCGACACCATCGCCACCGGGGAACAGAACGTCGAACCCGTTGTTGATGATGTTGGCTCCCTTCACTTCCTTCGTGTGCTGGAGTGAACGGGCCAGTGAACGCGAATACTTCGCGCCGAGACTTCCGTAGAGGCCATCTTCTTCAGCCTCCTCGGTGATTGCGAAAGCTAATGCAATCGTCTCATGTGTGTAACGTGCGACGTAGGACTCTGCTCCCTCGTCGTAGGCTACCCCTTCGCCTTCAGGTTTGACTGGCGCACCAGCAAAACCAGCAAGCAGCACATCTTCCTCGAATGCCTTCATCGATCGCTCGATGTCGAAGATCTCGCGCCACTCCTCTGGGTATCGCTTGTACTCCATACCGAACACGGCATTCAGCCCTTCCTGTAGTTGTTTGCGAAAATCATTGCGAGTCATAGCCATGATTCACACTCCTACGCTTGGCTGGGCACCGTAGCGGTGTCTTTGAATGACGCAACGGGCTTTAGCGAACTGCCCGAAGTCATTCTCAAGCTGGCGAGCAAGACCTAAGATCCTGACCTGCAACGTCACCGTCGCGGCCAAGGTCGATTGGTCAATCTGCCAAGCTGATCTACCTGTGAAAGCGTTCCCTGCGCCTGCTACGAGAGCAGCAAGTTGTCCGACATCGGCTTCTATCAAGCCAGCCGTGTCGTCAACCTGTGCGACGAACTCATTGAGAGGATCGTCATACACAAGGGCTTCAATTTCCGTAGCGACTGTCCCAGTGGCCCACCTTGGACGGAACTGTTGGTCCCCATTGGCATCGACGTACTTAACTCCCGCGAAGATTCCGACAATAGGATTGTCGTCACCTGCGGTAGCGAGTGCGATGTTGCGGCCAGTGCCAGTGATGTCTACTGGGTCACCCGAGAAGATGTCCTCTGCCAAGCCGCTCGCAATCGTGTACGCGCCCAACCGTTGGGGAGTTCCACCCGCAGAGTGCCGACTGGCGATCAAGCCACTCGGTCTGTCTACGTTTGCCATTATCGTGGTCTCCGTATCGTTGGTTAGATCTCATCATCGGCCACTTCCACGTTTTTACGCGCAGGTGCCCGAGTCACCGACGTGCTGCGTTGCTGCTGTATCGGACCAAAGCCCGGTGAGTCAGTACGCGACACGTTTCGGAGTTGCCTTTCGATCGCAGCATTTTGGCGAGCAAGTTTTTCTCGGAAGAACTTCTTGCGCGACTTGTACGCTCTCTCAGGCATCTCGCATAGGATTAGATCCTCTACGCCAATTACATCGCCCACGTTTTCGAGATGAACGGCTGGCAGTGAACGGTCGGATACTGAGCTTTTCAGTACCGGCCTCCATCCTTCTCTCATTGCATTACGCAACCGGGCTGTATCACGAACGGTCCCTAATCGAATCCTGATGAACCGATTCACGTAGCCTGCCCTGGCTGGCGGCGCGTCCAAATCCGAATGCCGCTTCCACTCAATCACCTCGTTATCATCGTCCGTGCTATAGATCGCATCCATCTCACGGTCGGTGTTCTCCTCATGTGCGAGGTGTTCCGCTTCTCCTTCGTCATGAACCTCCTGTTCGGGCACGTTCCGATCCTTGCCCTTGGTGTCCTTGCCTCCATCCGCACTGCGAGCTTGCCGTGCTTCCGCTGTCTGTCGTGCCGCTGACTTCTTGGTAGCCATGGTGACCTCCTAGATCTCCGCTAGATACGCTTCAACATGTTCCTTGTTGTCAGGGTCCATCCCGAACATCTTCATGTTGGCTATCTGGTTCCGGTTCAATGTCTTTCCTCTGTTGCGGTTGCGTGGTCGTCCCTTGCCACCGGCTGCATCCTTGCCGCCAACTGGTGAGCGCCGAGCTGCGCGACGAGCCTTCTTCTTGCTCGCGCTGCGCTTGTCGGGGATGTTTGCAAATTCATCCTCACCTTCATCGTCGTCGTCGAGCCCCAGGTCCTCCATCGTGTGAGTGATGATGCCTGGATACTTGGTCTCGACCGCTTCCTCCAGTTGCTCATAGAAGTCATCGTCGTGTGGTGAGTACCCCTTCTCTTGCAGCTTCGCGTCGAGCCGGTTCACGAACCGCTTGACGTGCGTCAGCTCAGAGTCGTCCCACCAATCCTGCTCACTCAGCCAGTCCTTGGCCCTCGGGATAACTGCTGGCGGCTTGTTCGGGTCATGCAGATCATCTGGATCTTCATGCTCGTCCGCAGCTCGCTTGTGCTTCAGCTTCTCCCGTTCAATCGTGACCGCAGCAGTCGCCTCGGCCAGTTCCGTCGTCAGCCTGGTGACTCCTGCCGAGTCACCGTCCTCCATGGCCTTCTCGATCTCCTTGTGGATCTGCTCGACCTTGGTCCGGTGATCGTAATCCAGAGCCCCGATCTGATCCGCTTCCTCGATGTTGCCGAGCCGCTTTTGCAGATCACCGATCTCCTTACCGGCTTCATCCGTGGCCTCTGCAATCTTCCGGTCACTCTCGCGTCGAACTCGCGCTATGCGCTTGTTGACCTCCGAGACCGGCACCATCTCCTCGTCGCCACCGTCATCGGCGTCATCCTTGTCACCCGTGTCATCTGCGTCCGTTGTTGCTCCTGTCTCCTCGTCCACTTCAAGTTCTGCAAGCACAGCACTTGGCAATGGATCGGTGTTCCGCCGCAGGTCCTCGAACTCGTACTCTATCGCTTTGTTACCTTCCGCCATAGTCGTGTCTCCTGATTCTAGGCTTAGAGTGACATGCAATCAAACGCTGCCGGGTCATCCAGCACTGCGATGTATTGCGTGTCCGAGATCACGATCCAGAGCGTGTTGTCCCTCGTGCGGAACTTCTCACCCTGGTGCTTCCCGATCATCACCCAGTCGCCCACCTTGAATCCTTCGTCCGTTGACAGCTCCACACCACCGCGAGTCTTGCTCTTGAAGCAGAGCGGACCCATGGCCCTCACGTTCCCTATGTACGCTGCATACTCCTGGTCCTCTCGATACTCATCCGGGATCGCTATCCCACCTTCACTGAACTCTGGCGGCATCGGCACCTGAAGTGCCGCTCGCCACAGTCCGATCTTCCCTGGCCATTCCTTGGCTACGAACAAGTCGATGAGCGAATCCGGCTCGATCTGAATGCTCGTCACATTGTCCTCTGTCATAGGTCGTCCTCTCCTTCCTCCGAATCGACTTTGTTCAGTGCCTCAGAGATCCAGCCGCGCACCTCCTTGAGTTGCTGCTGTCGGCCCACGAGCTTCAAGTACTGCTCTGGGCCTGCGCCCTTATCCATGGACGTGTGATGCTCCTGCACCTTCTCCGTGATCCGAGCGCGGAGTAAATCCGCAAACCTGATCGCTGACATCGTGTCTCCCTTGTCTTAGAACGCCTTACCGTCTCCCGTTTTCTGGTGCTTACCCATGGCACCCGAGATGTGGTCGGCACCCTTGCGTCCGGTTCCCATCGTGCTACGGGCATAGCCAGCGCCACCCTTGGTGACCTTCTTGGTCATGTGACGCATTCCTGCGGGTTCCTTCTTCGGGTCTTTAGAATGCGGCATCTCAATAGTGTCCTGGGTTGCCGCCACCCTTCACGCCTTCAGCTCCGCTGCCGGTAGACTGGTGCTTGCCCATCGCACCACTGACGTGATGTTGGCCACCCTTGGAAGGCGTTGAAACCTTCTTCGCGGATTGGCCCTTCGTCATGTCGGCCTTCGGCTTCGGGTACTTTTCATAGGTTGTGCCCATGATTGCCTCCTAAGCTGCGCTGGTCATTAGGTTTGGTCGGTGCCAGCACGTCACCTTCACTTCGCTGCTTCCTGCATGATCGCTTCCACGCGGAAGAACTTCTGATTCTGCCCTCCGGCATACAGCCGGGAGATAAACGCCAGGAGCTGAGTGAATCCGATGTTCAACTCCTTGGCTGCATTAGCAAAACGTCTCGGCGGAATGTCGCGCACCCGGATCTTCTTCGAGAACAGGAATGCACGGGCCGCTCGAACCTCTTTTGGTGATGCAGCTATTTCGATCTCCTCCGGCGACTGATCCTGGTGCCTGTCGAGGTCGGCACCTTCACTCGGGTCCTGCCACCGAACGTCGCCTGGATCTTGGTCTTGGCCGCTGTCTTGATCCTGATCTCCTCGTTCTCGATGTCCTTGTCAGACTTGCGGTCGTCGCGCTTCTCCTGGGCCTTGGCCGCTTTGCCCTTGCGCTCCTCATCGGCATCGAACTCGGTCTGCTTGCGAGCTTCCTCGGCAGCGAACTTCTCCTGCGCGTGACCAGCCTCCTGGGTGGCCTTCAGCCGCAGGCGCTCTAGCTCTCCGATGGCCTTGAGATCCTTGGCCTCCTCGATCTCCTCCTCCCTGGCCATGGCCTCCTCGTCCTCCTCGGACATGCCCTCCTCTGGCTGCGGGGGAGGCCGGAGCTTCCTGGCCACCGCGATCGAGATCATCTGCTCGACCTCCTTGGGCAGCTCCTCGTTCTCGGCTGGATCGGCCAGGTCGTGCTGTGGCAGCGGGATGCCCAGTTCGGCCTCGACCTCCTGCCGGTAGGCATACGCCTTGTGCTCCATGACGTGGGCCTGCACCAGCGGATCGAGCTGCTGGTACGTCTCGGCGTTGTCCATCGCCTGGGTCTCCGCGAAGTTCATGTGGATCGCAATGTGCGCGGAGTGCTCCTGATCGGGCCACGCTCGTGCGCCCTTGCCGACCATGAAGTTCATGTTCTCGGTGACCGGATCGAAGATCTCGTCCTCCTCCTCCGGCAGAATCTCATCGATGTCTGGTGTGCGCAGTGCCTCGTGCATCCGTCGATGCAGATGGATACGCGCCTTCCGCGAGTACAGCTCTGGATCTGCACCCACCAGTTCGAGACCGGCCTGGACCTGCGCGATACGTTGCGTCGTGGACCAGATGTTCGGATCGGAAACGGGGATGACATCGACACGGCCATCGAAGTCGGACTTCAGGATCGAGCGCTCCTCGCCCTGCACCTCGTAGGGATACTCCTCGACCTCCATGAACTCGTAGTTGAGCTGCGCCATCATCCTGAACTCGTGGCGAGCGCTCTGGTGCATCCGCTTGTGGATACCGCTGAACACCTTCGAGCCCTGCTCGATCAGGGCCAGGGTGGTGCCGACCGGCCCGGTGTTCGAGGCTTCGCCCACCATGTTCTCGGTGGTGGTGGCAAAGCGTCGGCCATCCTCGGCCAGTTGTGCAGCGAGCGTGGCCAGGGCAGCAGATGGCTCCTTGACCGGCAGATTGAAGAACGCCTTCGACAGCTCCTCGGCTGTCATGTCCACGTCCTGCCACTCGCCAGGTGTGAATCGAATCTCCCCGGCGACCTTGGCTTCCTTGGCTTTGAACCCACCTTGTAGGTTTGCCACTGCTGCACTGTCCAGCAGAGCGCGAACGCTGCCGCTGAGTGCGAGCGCTAGTGAGCCAATCATGTGTAAAAGTCCGAACCCGTAGAACCCGAGACCGGGGAGATACTTGTAGTGGGAGAACCAGACGCGCTTCTGCAAGGTCTCGTCATCGGCCTTCCAGTTACGCCTGACTGCCAGCACCTCGCGGCTCTCGGCCTCGACGGTGACAATGTACGGAGGGGCGATCTCACCATCGTTGTCCCACGGCATCTCGTAGTCGATGTGGTATTCCAGCATCGTGTAGATGGTGTCGTCGTAGTGCTGCGTCGGAGAGCGGTCGTCGGCCACGTCCTCCATGTCGTAGCGGGTAAAGCTGACGTTCTTATCGACCAGGATTTGCGGTGTCGGCACCAGCCGTGCGTCCTCGATGAACGTGCCAGCAGTCTGGGAGCGCCGCACCTCGTTCTCCTCCATCTCGTACTTGTGGCAATACCTGGAGGCGCTCTTGAGGCTCTTGGCGTGGTACGGAACGATGAAGTCCTCGGCGGTCACGAACCGCGAGGTCGTCATGCCAGTGATCGGATCGATGAACACCTTCTTGAACGCTGAGCCTGACAGTGGCAGGTAGAACAGCATCTGGTCGGTGTTCTCGAAGTACTCGTCGTCGGCCTCGACGAGCTGATAGTTCATGTAGTCGGAGAGCCGATCGCCCTGCTTGCGCTTCTCGTCGGTGATGTCGTCGCCCACGATGTACGCCTTGACCGGACCCTGCGGAGGGAAGAACTCCTCCATGGCCCTGGCATTGAATTGCGTGATGGCTTCCGCTATCAGCGGATGTTGCACGGTGGAGGCACCGTTGAAGGGCGTATCGGAAGCCGGTGCATCTTGCAGACCGATCAAGCGTAGACCATCACGCAACCGATCGAAGTGCCTCTCGCGGACCTGCTCATCGATCTCGTAGTACTCGATCAGCTCGTCCGCGATGGCGATGCGTTCCTGGGGAGAGAGCGCGTCGGCCAGGTTCTCGTTCCAGTCATCCGGGTTCGCGTCGGTCTTGTGCTCGATGCCTCGCTGCTCATCGAACTCATCGATCGGCACCACGGTGATGGTGCCATCGTCGTTGCGTTGGATGACGTTCTTTTCGGTGCGCTCCTCTGCTGGAGCGAACGTCGGCAGGGGCTGAAGTGTAGAGAGCAGATCTTCTCGGGCAACAGCCATCAGTATGTCTCGAAGCCTAGCGTGGTCGCTTCGCCGGAGTGTAGTCGCTTACTAAGGTCCCTGCAATCTCATCGATTCCGCTGTCGTGATGCCTTCTGCTGCTTGCGCAGCTCCTTGTTTCTGTGCTTTCGATTCTCGAACCACTTGGCGTTCTGGTTGCCAGCACCACGGAGCTGATTCCGTGCCTTGTTTTTCATCGCTCCTGACATCAGGGGTAGATTATGCAGCCCCGCCCATGATCTTAGTCCAGGTTGAGTTGGCTACGGTGCCCAGGAATACTGCAAAGTCACCGGCAAGAACGGCCACTGCGGTGTTCGTGCCAGCCCCGGCGTCGTCGCCTAATGCTGGGAACACATCCATAGATTCCGTCGCGTCGTCGTTCTTCACGTAGACTACTGAACCAGCCACGAAAACGGCGGGTAGCGTTGCAGCATCACCAGCGGTGCCAACAACGCTGTACACGTTGTAGGACGATGTGATAACGCCGCCACCCTGCACCGAGCTAACGTCGGCGGTCAAGCCCACGTTGGAATTGTGTTGTTGTAGAACGTCGCCACTTGCTTGGACAAGGCGTATGCCTTCCACGCCACCCGCGATGAGCGACAGGGAAGTTAGTCCGGCACCACCTATTCCAGTAGTGAGATCATTTCGGACTGGGATCAAGGTCGGGTTTCCTGCCGATGCAGCCTCGTCCACAATCGCAGGGCCAGTCGCGGTGTCAGCTAGTAGATTGGCATTGAAACTGAAGCCGGTAACTAGACCAGTGATGTTGATGACACCATCTGTACCGGAACCATTGCCCAAGCCGCCCGTTAGATTTACGTCGCCGCCATCGCCGTTAGTTCCCAGTGCTGCGCCACCTTCTATGGTGGCAACGCCACCGGCACCACCAGTTCCACTGGCACCTGAGTCTCCCCCGGTGACATTTACCGCGCCACCGGAGTCATTAAAATGGCCGAGGCCACCGAGCAAATTTGCTGCGCCACCGTCGCCAGTACTTACAGAATCGCCGCCAGAGAGTGTTAAAACGCCGCCAGCGCCAGATCCGCCAGCGCCTGCCTCTCCTGCTGTAATGGTAACTGCGCCGCCAATCCCAGCGCCCCCGGTTCCAGCTTTGCCACCTGTGATGGAAAGTGCGCCGCCCGCGCCGGTTCCGGCACCAAGGCCAGCCGTGATTACTACCTGTCCGCCTGGGCCGTTTGTTGCCAGAGAAGCACCAGCAGTCAATCTTGCAACGCCGCCAGTGCCTGTTGCACCGGGGCCAGAAGCACCAGCCGTAACCCGAACGTCCGCGCCTTGCCCAGTGCCGACAGCCGCTCCACCAGTGACAACCGCCATGCCTCCCTGCGAGTTTCCGCCGAAGCCTACCCCACCGAGGAGTTGAGACGATCCACCTGAGCCGGAAACAGTTGCTACGCCGCCTGTGAGTATGATGTCGCCAGGTAGTGCGTCCGCTTCGCCGCCGAACATTTCAATGTTGCCGCCACTAGCTTCGCCACCACCTCCACCACCTCCCCAGATTCCAACGCGGCCACCTTCCGGGAACCCGGAGACACCTGCGGCGTATCCGCCCCAAATTTCAACGGCACCACCGTCTACTCCATTCGTAGCGGTGCGAGCACCGAAGATGGAGATCTTGGCGGGCGTTGCACTAATGATGTTGCCGCCCTGAAAGTCCACCGGACCAGTCAGCGTATTGATGAACAACTGGCCATCAGGACCAGTGATCGCTTGGATTGCTCCGGCAATAGATTTATTTAGGACATCATCAGCGCTCTCGAAGAAGCCGGTATCGCCATCACCGAACGCGAGCGTCGGTGTGGCTTCAAGGGCACCAGGAGCCTCTGTAAGAGTCAGGGATACGTGACCTGGCTGCTCTTGCTCCCAGATCGAGTTCGCCACAGAACCAATAAACTGGGTGGAGTCACCTGCGGCCAGGGATACCGCTGTGTCTACGCCTGCACCCAAGTCATCGCCCGAAGCTGGGAACACGTCACAGGCATTAGCTCCGGTGTTCTTCGCCCAAATTAACGTGCCGGGTTGGAAGGTCCCCGGAAGCCTGACCGAATCCCCGGTTGTCGCCACCACATTGACGAACTGCCAGGTCGCAAGAAGCTCGACAGCACCGACCTGTCCACCACCGGGGTTAGCGGTGACGGTGGTATCCATTCTCCATGTCTGCTTGATCTGACCTCCTGCGGCAGCAAAGGAGGCGATGTTGAGGTTATTCGCAATCAAGAAAAGCGTATCCACACCGTTCCCGGCAATGCCGGTATCGCGGTCACGTTTATCGGGGATCAATGAGGGGGAATTAGAAGCACCACCAATGTTGGGCTCAATGATCGCGCCGC